GCGCGAGCAGACAACATACGGCTCATCCTTGACAGGAAAGAACTCGAGGTTGGAGAGGCCGTATGTCGAGACTGTGCGGCTCAGGCATGATGGTTCCGGGGCGGGCTGCGCGCGCTCGAAGCAGAGGACGTCACCGCGAATAGCAGACATGAATGATACCTGACCAGAGATTTTGTGCATAGGAACCCTTGCAACTGGAAACCTAGGTTTTTAAAATGTACGCTTTTTATAAATGTCGAGTGCCGGGAGATTAATAGGAATGCTGATGCGGTCCAGGACACAGGCTCACGTGTACCACCTCGAGACAAATAGCTTTTCGAAGCACTCTGCTCTCGAGGCGTATTACACCGGGATTGTCCCTCTGCTTGATCGCTATGCTGAGGTTTACATGGGCAAGTACGGCAAGATTAATAAATACAATGGTTTGAACAATGGTATCAACCGGAATTCAATGAGTGTACTTGGGTATTTCACAGGGATGCTCAAGACAATCAATGAAATGAACCTTCCACAGGACCCTTCACTTCGCAACATCCAGGATGAGATCATTGCTCTTATTCAGTCAACCATCTACAAGCTTAGAAACTTGAAGTGATATATTTGTATATGGAGTTTGAGGCTCAGTGGTGGGGAAACTGTTGTAATACGTATGGTGAAGAGTCGAAGCAGATGGTTTACGCAAACCGTATGGGTCTTAAGTTTGAGAATGACCACATCAATGTTCGGGGAAAGAAGATTCTTGACATTGGGGGTGGACCAGTGTCACTCCTCCTGAAGACGTGGGATCTAGGAGCTGGAAAGGTTGTTGATCCTAGCCGGTATCCAGAATGGACTCTGGAACGCTATAAGTGCAAGGGTATCGATGTCGATGTGGCCAATGCTGAAAGTATCACTGATATCGAACAATGGGATGAGGTTTGGATCTATAATGTACTTCAGCATGTCCAGGATCCCAAGCTGATTATTGAGAATGCTCGTCGGGCCGGGAAGCTTATCAGAATCTTTGAGTGGATTGATATTGCGCCACATGAGGGTCACCCACACGAGCTCAAGCAGGAACTCCTAGAGGAGTGGCTTGGACTCAAGGGTACAGTGGAATATATCGACGAGAAGGGCTGTACAGGGATGTGCTTCTACGGTGTTTTCAAATGTTAAAGAAAACAAGCACATATAATACATGTCAGACTGTTTCATCAGTCAGATTGCCATTTCGCGCATCAATGTTTACAATATGATGTTTGACGAGACCAAGCCAGAAGCTGTGTGCGTACTTCGCAAGTACTATGAGGATTCTGGCAATCTAATTGAAAAGTACATCATAGCTCATCGAGCGGCTTACGGTGCTCTAAGGATTGAAGGTGCTTCTCATATATCTGGTACTAATGCCACTTACTTTAGGAATCTTCTTCTATCCATCCAGACACCAACTCCTGTCATCTATTGTCACGCTCTTGAGTTTGTCCGCGCTGAGATTATGGGGGTTGTTTCTTCCACTCGGCAAAACTTAGAGAATTTACTGCATTAAAATATAATGCTCGTTGACACATTTATGTTCTTCAATGAGCTCGACGTACTTGAGACTCGGCTACGCAAGCTGAGCCCTTACGTAGATCTCTTTGTTCTGGTAGAGTCCAAGGTGACTCATAACGGTAATCCAAAGCCTCTCTATTTTGAGGAGAATAAGCATCGCTATACAGAGTGGCTGCCCAGGATTCGTCATGTTATTGCCGAGGATATGCCAATTGATGAAAACCCATGGGGGCGTGAAAAGTATCAGCGTCAATGTATTCTCAAGGGTATGGAGGGTGTACCTGAAGATGCATGGGTTATGGTTTCTGATGCGGACGAGATTCCGATGCTCGAGAAGGTTCCTTGGGACGATATCAAGTCTGCGCACACACTTCACATGTACATGTTCGAGTACTCTCTGAAGTATATGTTTGATGGAGAGCCATGGTTTGGAACTGTTGTTACGCGGGCACGCGAGTTTCGTAAACTCGGTCCCAATTTTTTCCGAGACAACCGCTGGCGGTTCCCTCACACGTTGCATGCTGGCTGGCACCTGTCCTCATTTGGGGATGCCAAGCACGTCTGGAACAAGATTCAGAACTATGCACACGCAAAGGATGCCAAGCACAGTCATCAGTCATTTGAGGATTTTAAGAGCTATCTGGAACGAGGTCTTCACTCGGACGGTCTGACGAAGCTGAAGCCTCCTGTGGGGGTACCACTACCCTGATCTTGTCAGGGTGCTCATTGACATCCGTCGCCTGCAGCTTTACAAAGTAGTCATATGGAATATTCTCGATCCAGTCTGAATCGCATACGATGGTTCGGCCAGTAATCTCGGGCTCCTTGTCCACAATCTGGTAAAACTCGGGCACACGCCAAGCATACTGCTGGCGTGGATAAGCCATCTGCAAAAAGTAATTGGCCTCGTCGCTCGTTGTGACGATCCAGATATTCTCAAACTTCTTGGCTCGTGTCCACTTTGACAGCAGCCAAGGAAGACCTGTACCCTCCTTGTACCGAATCATAAGACTGGTGGGTGGAGCCTCAAGGAATACATCCTTGACGTGCTGAAACACGCTAACATCCTCCATGTCAGTAAAGTGAACAAAATAAGCCTTTTCGATAAAGTTCTTCATGGGGATGATGAGCTCCTCGCGAGTGTCGAATGGCTCATAGTGCATCGTACGGTAGATGGGCCAGACCATATTGAAGCGGTGATCGATAAACTCGAGCTTGTCATCATTCTGAAAGTAGTACCAAACCCAGCCGTCAAAGTGCATACGGCGACCAAACTCGTCACGCTCTGGAATCTCCTTGATCTTTTCAATCATCGTGTCAAAAAGACCCTTGAGGTAGTCAGCGTGATACTTGGGCTGGAACACCATCACACCTGGATTGGAATCAATCATACCAGACTGCTTGAAGTCCTCGCGCCAAAAGCCATAATCCTTCTGATACTTATTGATGTTGCGGAGATCCTCGGGAGTGTCTGTCCCCCAACCCTTCTTCTCCCAGGTGTACTTGCGGTAGTCATAGTCGCCGTAAGGGTCATCATTCACCATGCCAATCTTCCCCTCCGTCACAGCATCGAAGATGTTCTTGGCATTGGGTGAAATGTAAATGTCAGAGTCGATCCAGGCAATCTTGTCATACTTGGCTGACCACTCCTGGCTACAAATCAAAATCTTCTGAGCAATGATGTACTTGCCCTCCGTCAGTTCAGGAACGAGCGGCTCGTGAAGCTCAATCAGATCAATGTCATACTTGGCACAGTACTTTTGCCAGCTCGGCTTGAACTGCTTGAATGTCTCGACATAGCGTTCACCGATTGTAAATGTTACGATGGCGTTGCGACCCATTTAAACAAATAGGTTCATTTATCTTTAATGAGTTCAATTTGTGTCCTGTCACTGAATATTGGAGAGGAGTATACCCGGCTCCTGGGCCCGTGCGTCGAGACTCATAAGGAGTATGCGAAGCGCTGGGGCTACGGCCACACTCTCATCGACTCTTGGACCCTTACTGATGTCAACATCAACTTTCTCAAATATGACGGGATCCTCAAGTGCTTTGATGAGGGGTATGAGTGGGTCCTGTACGTCGACTCTGATGCGGTAGTAAACAATATGGATCTCCCTCTGACATACTGGACCACCCAGTGCCCAGAAGACAAGGATATCATCATGATGCGAGAGATTCCTCTGGGTCAGCACTGCGGCCTATTCGGTGTAGTCAATGGAGGTGTATACATGATGCGGAAGACACACTGGGTCAAGAGTTTCCTCCAACAAATGATCGAGATTGGTAAAAGCTGTAATAATAAGGCGCTTACCGATCAGGATATCCTGAATAGTGTTTTACATGAAAACCCCCGTATTTTGGACAAGTTTTGGATTCACGAGTGGAATCGTAAACATTCGATCAATGGGTTTTTGTCATTCCGAGCCAAGACTGCACACAAGGATGACTTTATAGTACACTTCATCTCGTGCATTCCAAATGCACCTGATCTCATCCCCAAATATATGAAACTTCTGAAGGAGGCTCCACAGAAGGAACTGAAGCTCAAGTTTTCACAGGAGCAGTACAAGGATCACTGGGAAGAGGTGATTAATCTCGAGCCATACCCTATGAACTGGCCTCACCACGCCTTTACATAGACGCGCTGGTCACCCAGTGTGTTACTCATCACAAACCCATTCTCAGTCAGAACAGAATCGACAAATGCGTAATCAGCACCTGAGCGACCATCACGCTCGTACATCACAGTCTTAATCTGACCCAACTTGTGCTGATGCTCACGGATAAACTCGGGGAATGAACCCTCGATATCAGCCACAATCGTGTCAAACTTTCCACCAACAAGCTCTTCGAGCTCGTCCCAGCTGTGCTTCTTCACAATCGAAAAGTGAGTAAAGTTACGAGTCATCGCCTCTGGCTTCTTAATCTCAATCTCGTCATCAAACAAAACAAAACTGCCAGCATTGAGGTAGAAGCAGTAAGCCTCGCGAGACCCCACCACCCCGTTAACAATCTGGTACTCGCACTCATTGTTGTCGCGGTTAGCCTCTAGGGCTGGGATCACAACAGAATCAGCCTCCACCGCAACATGCTTCTTCTTGTCTGCCAGCTTCTCTTGGATAGCCCAAGATACAACACCGAAACGAGCACCCAGCTCTAGAACGCAAGCCCCAGGCTTGACACTCTCACGTACAAGAGCCTGTTCATCCTTCTCCCATGCAGTATAGTCGATGGTGTTCTCGAGTCCTGCGGTATACAGAAACTTAGGAGCCATATATTATTTTGGCGTTCAACTCTTTTAATATGCTATACCTCCTCGCTGAGTCATTGCGAGACCGAGTGCTATGAACACCAACCCGAAGTACTGGTATGTATGATTCATCCGTTCACCTAGAAAAATAAATGTACAAACTGGAATTAGAATTCCCCCTATTCCATTCCACATCCCGCTTACCCACATAATATTACCCTGTCTGAAGCTACGACTCAGAAAATATACAACACCCAAATATCCTCCCAAGCCTCCAATCAGATTTTTTGTCATCCCTCCTCTGGCATAATCCTTGAGTTGGATATTACCGAACAGTTCAGCGACACTCAGCAAAAATACATTAAACACGCTCATCCTATTATACTTACAGAAATGAAATGGTTGTTTGTCGGCCCCAACCCTCTCGCGGGAATCGGCCAAGTGACTATGCGCTATGCAGAACTCATGAATGGTGAATACTGCCAATATGATCAGAATCCGAGCCAGACCCAGTATGATGTTGGTTTTGCATTCTTCCTACCAGTTCCTTGGCAACTCGATCGTATCCGAACCCTCTTTTCAAAGATTTGCAAAAAGATGATTTACATGACTGTGTGTGAGACTGAGACTGTACACCCATCATACGGTACACTCCTAGACATTTCAAACGTCATCTATTGCCCGAGTGAGTTTGCGCGAGGAGTACTTTCCCACCAGTTTCCCACTGGTGACTGGCGGGTCCTGAGACACTGGATCCCTGATCCACCCATGCCAAAGTGCTTAACGGATGGTCCCACATACAAGTTTTACAGTATAGGCAACCTCGCCGATCCTCGCAAGAATATCGGCCAGCTCATCCAAGCTTTTCTCGATCTTAACCTCCCGGATGCTCGTCTTGTTCTGAAGGCTACTTGCCGACAGAAGATAGAGTCAAAGTGGCCGAATGTGGTTATAATCAACGGGCTTGTGACGAATGAGCAGCTCGATTCGATTCACGAATCATGCGACTGTTATGTCAACTGCTCCTTTTCCGAGGGGGTCGGGATGGGGGCAGTAGAGGCGGCGATGCGTGACAAGCCTGTCATCATCTCGGAGTATGGAGGTCTGAAGGAGTATGTCAAGACTCCATATGTGATCAAGACTGGTCGACGCAAGGTGGGTGGTACAGACTTTTTGTATGAGCCAGAGATGGAGTGGGGTGACCCAGAGCTTGAGTCGCTCAAGGAGCACATGAAGGAGTGCCACAGGCTCAAGCTGCGCTACCAGGACCACCAGTCAACGCGGACAATGGTCCACTCAGTGGCGACTGAACTCCCTCAGTGTATTCCATAGCATACTCCACACCAATAATGAGCAGGCATGCGTACACTGTGCTCGTCAGTAGATTTACACGCTGCTGGCGGAGAAATGACACCAGATCATCAACAATCTTGATGTTGGTCGGGTTGGTGAATATGCGCGGAATGAATGCAATTGCAATCAGGTTGATAAGTGCTGCGAGGAGTACAGGCTTGCTCTGAATCATTTATAATGTGTGACATTATAAATGGAGCAGATTATTGAAAAGAAGTCTGAAGAGATTATTGAGGAGGTTGTCGATAAACTAGAGATTATAGCCGAGGAAGCTGCTGAGGCTGCCGTGGAGCAGGCTGTAGAGACTATCAAGCAAGGATGCTGGTGTCTGTGGAATACGAAAAAAACCTAACGTAAATTTTTATCTGGATCGATGCGTGTTGTTGGCACCTTGTTCTTTGTCACAAGTACAAACTTGTATACTCGTGCAATCGCCCACTGCTGTGGGTTGGCCCCTACCCTGCTTCCGCTCGTCTGCCAAGCCTTCATACCTCTGTTGTACACAGTGTTGAGGGTGGATCTTGGAATCCCAGTTCGAGCAGAAATGGCATTCTTGTTAAACTTTAAGTTTGGATATCTCTCGTGGAACATCTGGGTCCAGCGAGACTTGCGGGGCTTGGCGAGCAAATCAGTCTTGCCAAGTTTGGGGTGCTGGGAGAGTGACCGAGTCAGAAGCTCCTGCTCACGCTTCATCTTCTGACTCGGGTCCAGTCCTGTAAAATACCTCTTGGGCCATGTTTTGTAGACGCCTTGATAGTGCTGAACCATCACGTACACCTCCTATTTTCAAATATTTTTAGAGCGGGCATAAAGTTGACCGAGTGTAAGAACGCATCCTTCTTTTTCGTTTTGATATACTTGATAGCATCATCTAGACGTATACCCTTCCTCATCAGGTATGCAGCCATGACAGCTGCTGATCGCTGCTGGCCTGCTCTGCAGTGAACAACAACCCTCCCATCATTCTTGAGTACACCATCAATCGACTCGAGAACACTGGGCAAGCTACACAAGAGGCCGTGCATCGCCTCATCACTCAAATCATCATCTATAGGGATCCTGACTCCATAGTCTGATACAAATGGAAGATCCTTAGAGCAGTTGACAACAAACGCTCTTGGTGGAGTTTTTTTCACAGCATCTGGATAGTTGCTGAGATATAGTCCTGGAACAATCTCATACATTACTCTAGAGTGAACATTTTTTCGAGTTTCATATCGCGCTTCGCCTTTGTGAGCTCGGACTTCATTGTATCGTAATCACGCGCTGCATATTCCATAAACAGTTCGAAATCAAGTGGTTTCATAGTATTCTCAATCTCCTCGATACGAGTCTTTGGCTCTTTCGTTGGATGCTTGTAATCCTTGAACGCCTTACGGCGATGAATGTAATTATCATATGCAGACTTTTTCCGTTCCTCGAGCAGATCAATCTGTTCTTTGAGATTCTCCATCATCTCGTTATGAAGTTCAGTCTTTTGCTGATCGGTCAAACGGTTATATCTACCCAAGGCATAATCGATGTGCTCACCGCACGCCTCCTTGAGTGCTGCAGCAGTCCCAGGACACTCGTCTCGGATCATATCGAGTTCACTGTGTACCTCATGCTCGAAGTAATCGAGGACAGACTGGCGAGCAGATGGCCACTGTGGGTATCCATCGTAGTCATCCTTAGTGGCTCGCCAATTGCATCCGTCAGCACAGTAAACGCGTCCGTGGGTATCAAGAGCGAAGCAAATTCCCCAACCCATCTAGGTATAAAGCATTGGAACTTTCTAAGTATATATGGCGGGCAAGTCTCTTCTGCTTGATATCGATGGTGTGCTCATCCGTGATCGCCAACTCCTGAACCATGTCCGTGACAACTGTGTTCGATATGTTCGCAACAAGGTTCCGGCATGCAAGCAGCCAAACCGGCTCAATGGCATGCTAGTATCCGCAAGTGGACATACGGCTCGTGGCCTACGCGATTCGTTCGGTATCGACACTTCGGATTTTAATGACTCTGTGTACGATGTACCGGTACGTACGCGCCTCTGGGATCTTCTATCAAGCACCGAGTTTCAGAAGGAGGCTGCCGAAATTCACAAGTTTACCCAGACTGGCTGGAAGGTGACTTTGTTTACAAATGCACCAATGAAGTGGGCTGGTGAGGTGGCTCACGCTATCAGTAGCGAGGTTTACGTACAATGCCCAGACGATCTCCTCCATAGTCCACTTAAACCAGAGCCGGAGGCGTACAACTTTCCAAAGCACCACACCCACATATTTGTCGATGACTCGATGCGGAACCTACACGCCGCTAAAAGACTTCCAAACTGGAAGCCCATTCATTTTAACGAGCACAAGACCAAGTCGGGGTATGTCACTCGCACCTTTCCCACAATTGGGTCCATCTGGGAGCTCAGCCTCTTCATCAGCACGGTAGACTTGGAGATTAACCGATCATAAAACATATGAATTACTACTTGGCGGATTTGCCGCTCGATCCTAAAAAGGCGGAGCGCCTTTTGAGGATTAAGATGATGGTTGCAACACACGAAGAACTTCAGAGTCTGGTACTTACACTTTATAAATCCAACTGTTCATAATCTGCACCTGACCTGGAGAAGCTCCGCCAAACTTTTTTACGTGACCCGCCTTGCAAACATCTACAATGGGTCTGATTGCCTGTGAGTGTTTAAGAGCCTCTTTTGCGGCTTCTCTTATACACTCTGGGGTACACGGTCCGTGAATGACTACATGAGCCCCTGGAGCATCCTTGGCGTGCACCCACAAATCATCCGGATACGCCACCTCGAATGTCAGAATGTCATTCTCCTTGGCATTCTGACCAATGTAAATCTTGGAGCCGTTGAGAGTCTCAACAGTCTTCATTACTATTACATGGGGTCATTCCATTTAACTACTTTTATAACGCGCTTCTTGAGAGTTGCTGGTGGCAAAGGCTTGAAGTTGAACTTGGGCGCCTGAGGGCCAAATCGGGAGGGTTTCAGGGGGCCCTGGAGTTTGACGCGGGTTGTATTGTTTGATGGGAGGGTGTACATATTCTTGACAGTCTGGGACTGGATAACACGCGTCAGCTGCTCATACTCCTTCTTAACCTCCTTGCCTAGGTTGGGATTTCTCTTAGCCACGGTTGGATAAGACTTTCCGAGCGCTCTGTGTTTCAGCACAGCCTTGTACATTTGTATTATTGTACACTATTTTATACCCAAAAATTCTCTACCAAGCTTGGATCCTACAAACATCAAAGCTGTACCAGTTAGTGCTATAATAGCATGCTGGAGCATGCGACCCTTTAGAAGCATAATGACATGAGACAATATGAGAATGAGAAACCCTATCCAGAACAGAAACTTGTAAAAGTCCATTTATATTGTGTTATATTAAATTTCACACACGTGATTACACCGCATGCTTGCTGCAAAACTTGCCGCACTTGCTGGATGCGCGGAAGGGGCAGGGGCGGTTCTCGAGCGTGCGAGCCTGGCACTTGACGTCTGAGCGCTTGTGCACGTTCATCGACTGGCAGGTCATAGGGGGCGGCTTGGCGAGGATGGGCGGCGCGTGCTTCTTCTTCTCGTCTGAGAGCTTGACAGAGTTTTTACGGCAGCGCCAAGCACTATCAGCAAACTTGGCGGCATGCTCTTCGTTGAACTTGTCCTTCAGGGCGGACTCGTACAGCTTGTGCCAGTACTCGTCACGAATCACGGGTAGTGGCACAACCTTCTTGACCACGCGAGGCGCTGCAAGGGCCGGAGTCACCCGAGCTTGCGGGTCGGCGTAGGCGCGAACCTCGCGCTGGAACTCCTTGCGAGCAATCTCGAGCATAGAAGGAGGCATTTTTAGCTATTACAGCTTGGGTCGGCTTCCAAACCTGGGTTAAGAACAGGCACCCTTTTTAACGTATGTTTATGAGCTGGGGGTGTAAATGCCATCTCTGCAAAGCTCCTATGGACATTTCATTCAGTTGCGACTTTGAACACGAGCTCGACTGGATATGTTCATGGCACACTCAGAAACCTTTGAATCTATCATTCAACCAGAGCGTCTACAAGGTGTTTGGGTCGAAGGTTAGGAAAGTGTGCCTTGCATGCTATGAATATACACATACTATGAGAAAGTACAAGCATGTCACAACAAGAGAGGTTTCAGGGGCTAGGCTAGCTCCGAGTGCCGATCGAGCAATGACATGGGAGGAACTCGACAAGTGGATGAAGGAGGCGGTGAACTATTCGAAAACGCCAGGATCCGAGTATATGAAAACCCCCCTACTATTCTACTTTATGTATTGGTTAGTAATCCCAGGCCTCGCCCAGCTACGTCTACTATAGTGAGGTGGTTGGTGTGCGCAACCCTTCTGAATGTTTCGCACATTGGAGAACCATATGATACGAAAGACATGAAGAATGATCGAGCGCAATATGTCCAGTAGAGGTATTCGGCGCACCAGCGAGCTGTATGTGCCAGGAATGCACACAAAACAAACACCCGAACACTTTTCATATATAAAAGGTGAGTATCAGCTTTAAGATTTAAATCGCATTCTATATAAGTTAAATGCCAGGCATCGTTTCACCGAAGAAGGTGTGTGTGCATGTTCGGCGGGTGGCCAGGCACCCAACAATTAGGCGGGCTATGCGTTCGGGTTCTATGGTTCGCAAAAACTTTGTACGGACCGCCCTCATTTCAATTGTACCATCTGGTCTAGATGACGTCATCGTGCACCACAAGGCTATGGATGCGGCTGAGGCTCTGTACGTGACGCTTGATTCCATGACAATCAGTACAATGTCGGCTGTTGCTACAATTCTGCTTGCTGCAGCGAAGCTTTAAAAATACGAGCTACTGTATATCTAATGTACAAGAAGCTCACCCACACAGAGCACATTCTGAAGCGGCCAGACTCTTATGTCGGTTCAGTGGTGCCCGAAACGGAACATGTATGGGTGGTTGAAAATGGCGACCACTTTGTTCAGAAAACCTCCCCCGTCAGTCAGGGGTTGCTGAAAATCTTTGATGAGATTCTCGTCAATGCAATTGATCAAAATACTCTGCATTCCAAAGAAGTGAAGCGCATCGACGTTGGTCTGAGTTCTGCGAGTATCAGTGTGAAGAACAATGGCATCTCCATCCCCATCGAGATTCACATTGAGACGGGTGTGTACACACCCGAGCTCATCTTTGGCCACCTCCTCACGAGCTCCAACTATGATGACAATGTCGAGCGAGTGACTGGCGGCCGGAACGGCTATGGTGCCAAACTCACCAACATCTTTTCAAAGTGGTTCGAGGTGGAGGTTTCTGATGGAGTCAAGACTTACACCCAGATGTGGCGCAACAACATGAGCTTGTGTGAAAAGCCAGTCATCGTCAAGTCCAAGGCGAAGCCTAGTGTGCAGATCAAGTTTCAACCCGACTACGAAAAGTTTGGTGTGACGTACGATCAGACTAAGAAGCTGTTTGAGAAGCGTGTGTATGACGCAGCCATGTGGTGCTCCTGCAAGGTGTATCTGAATGATGTACACATTGATGCGGGTAACTTTCAGGAGTATGCTGAGATGTACGAGACTGAGTGCGAGTCATGGGCCAAGCACAAGCAGGACAACTGGGAGATTCTCGCCACCTACTCTGACACATTCCAGCAAGTATCATTTGTGAATGGTGTGTGCACAACCAAGGGCGGAGCTCACGTCGACCATGTCATTAGCCAGATTGTCAATGAGGTGCGCAAAAAATGCAAGACGGCAACACCTGCTCAGATTCGTAGTGGTCTCTCCATCTTTGTCAAGTCGACAATTGTGAATCCTACATTCTCAAGCCAGGCCAAGACTGAATGCACAAGCAAAATCAAGGCGGCGGTGGATTTGAAGCCCAAGTTTATCAAGGATCTCCTCGCGTCTGGTCTGGAGACTCATCTGAGCGCGATGCAGGATGTCAAGCTCAAGAAGGAGCTGAAAAAGACGGATGGGTCGAAAAAGTCTCGCATCACAGGCATTCCCAAGCTTGACGATGCCAACTGGGCTGGAACCTCCAAGAGTGAGCAGTGTACCCTGATTATCACAGAGGGTGACTCTGCCAAGAGTTTGGCGGTGGCTGGTCTCTCGGTGGTGGGTCGCGACAAGTATGGAGTGTTCCCTCTTCGCGGAAAGCCCCGCAACGTGCGTGATGCGAGCGTCAAGCAGCTCACTGACAATCAGGAGTTTTCTCACCTCAAGCAGATTCTCGGACTGCAGCATGGTCGGGTATACTCATCCATCAAGGATCTCCGATATGGCCGACTTATGATCATGACTGATGCGGACCTCGATGGGAGTCACATCAAGGGTCTGGTTCTGAATATGATCATCTGCTTCTGGCCATCTCTTCTGAAGCTCGGGTTTCTGTGTTCGATGGTCACCCCAGTAATCAAGGTTGGTTCAACTTGGTTCTTTACGGAGGATGACTTTCGCAAGTCAAACATCAAGGGTGCCGTAAAGTACTACAAGGGTCTGGGTACGAGCACATCGGTCGAGGCGAAAGAGTACTTCAAAAAGATTGAGCAGTTGACAGTTGGGTTCAAGTATGATGAAAACTCCGAGACGAGTATGAGTTTGGCCTTTGCCAAGGATCAGTCGGATGACCGGAAGGAGTGGCTTCTGGGTCACATGGCGACTCCGAGTCTTGCAGTTCCATACGGAAAGATCAAGGAGCTTGGTATCACTGACTTTGTCAAGCGCGACTTGGTCAACTTTTCTGCTGAGGATATTCATCGGAGCATCCCACATGTGATGGATGGTCTGAAGCCGAGTCAGCGCAAGGTGATTTACGCCTGCCTCAAGAAGAACCTTGGGACGGACATGAAGGTGGCTCAGTTGTCTGGGTATGTCGCTGAGCAGACCCAGTACCACCATGGTGAGCAGAGCCTACAGGGTACCATCATTGGGCTTGCTCAAAATTTTACAGGCTCAAACAACCTGAATCTGCTCGAGCCATCTGGTCAGTTTGGCACACGTCTGATGGGTGGCAAGGATGCTGCGAGCCCACGTTACATCTTCACTCGGCTCAACTCTCAGACTCGGTCCATCTTTGATGCGCGAGACGATCCTATTTTGGAGTATGCAATTGAGGATGGTGACAAGGTGGAGCCTCTATTTTACGTACCAGTTCTTCCTATGGTTCTGGTGAATGGCGCTGAAGGTATCGGGACTGGGTTTTCGTGCAACATTCCGCCATACAACCCTGTCGACATCAAGGAGAATATCTTGCGGATGATGCGCGGAGAGGCCCCCGTGAGTATGAAGCCATACTGGCGAGGGTTCCGTGGCGAGGTGGAGCGTCTGAATCAGACTACGTGGGTGGCCAAGGCGATCTACACCAAGAGTGGTGATGTCATGCACGTTACAGAGCTTCCACCAGGTGTGTGGACTCAGGATCTCAAGGAAAAGTTGGACAAGCTCGATGTCCGCTACGAGAATCAGTCGAGTGAGAACAAGGTGGATTTCAAGATTTGGGGAGCCAAGGAGACTCAGCTTCCACTCAGCAAGACTTTCCACACGAGCAACATGTACCTGATCCACAATGGAACACCGAAAAAGTATGGCTGTGTGACTGATATTCTAATGGATTACTTTACTATCCGGTACAGCTATCTGAAAAAGCGCAAGTCTCACATCATCCAAGTCCTGACTCAAAAGTTGGCGGTACTGGATGAGCGCAAGCGGTTTGTACAGCTGGTGGTGTCAAGTCAGCTGGTGGTGTTCAAAAAGCCGAAGGCTGTGCTCGAGAATGAGCTAAAGACTCTTGGGTTTACCCAGATTGACCTCTTGCTGAATACCAAAACGTACGAGTACACGCAAGAGTATATTGAAAAGTTGGTCTCGGAGGCTCAGAAGACGCGCACTGAGCTCGCGGTTACAACAACAAAACCCGTGTCCGACATGTGGAAAGAAAATCTGTCTCTGTTTTAGATGAGGGGCACCTCTGGTGAAGGAGCTATTATAGCCCTGAATGCAATCGGGCCTCAAGATGGGCATCTTGACGGCAACACTCGCACATTCTCTGACCAATTCACAAAGCCTTCCAGGGCCTCGATTGGTCAGAGAGTTGTGAATCTGTCTAGTTCAGCGTATATAGGGAACACGGTTCGGGTAGAGCTCCGGCCCAAGGAGACGGGGGACCTAATTGGTAATATGCATCTTAAGTGCAGTCTTCCAGCACTCCCATTGAGCAACATCTATTTCAACCCGTATGGATACACTGATCAGATTGGCCGAGCTATCATAAAAAAGGTGTCTTTGTTCGCAGATGGTCAGCTCATCGAGGAGCTCACTGATGAC